AACTTCATTGGACAATATAGCAGTGATGCCCATGACTCCATCAGAGCCCTCACGTAGTCGATTAATAGTCTGCTGATCAAAATAAGTGATACCATTAAAATCAATTTCAGCATTAATAATAACATAATCTTTGTCTCCGAAACTACTGTTCAATAATGTGGCTGTATTTCCAATGACATTCAGAGCAACACTATTATTGAACTGATCTACAGCACTAAATGATACACTACTACCAGTAATATTATTAAGTTCAGCAGTAAATTGAATCTGCTGTGGCAAATATGAAACTGCATTTGCATCAGTTTCACCTTTAAGTCTAATAAATGTGTTTCCGCTTGCAATTAATTTAAGACTACGACTATCAGAGCCATCAGCGCCGGCACGTAATTGTGTAGCCAGAACTTTTGTTGTGCCAATGTCATTAACTAATCCAGAGCTGTTTTTATAGCGCACAGTTACAGCGAGACTTTGTTGTAACTGATTTAGATCACTGATTGTCCAACGAATTCGATCATTCTGCGTATCATATATAGGAGCACTTAATCCTAATTCTGCACTATCATATGTAATATTAGTCACTCGCCAGGTATTGATTTCCTGTGTTTCATCAGTTGTGGCAGCACTAAGATTAAGCATAGTCGTGCCAACTCGTAATACTAAATCTACAACTTGACCTGTAACAGGATTTAGTCCCTCGCTATCAGTTGGCACGACAACTGTAGCCGGACTCCATTCAAATGCAGTAGCTAATGCTTGTTCATTAAGAATAACACCTGGTGTCCAATTCACTCCTGAACTAGCTGAACTTAAAGGAGTTGTTAGACTTCCGATTTTAGCACGTGCTTTAAAGAAATACTGCCCTTCGGGTAACCCTGTAACCTGCAAATCATGACTACTGTCAGGTTGGAATATTCCTGATTCGGGACGTAGTGTATTATAATATGTATAAACGCCACCGGCTGTAGTGTTACTAATAAAGAACTCAATATTATCATATACTCTACGTGTAGGCACAACAGCACGAACTGAGAAACTAGGCACTGTGGCTACTGGGTTATATAAGTCATCGGGAATGGTAGGCACATCTAATGCCTGCAACTGTCCACTTGAATTTCTACGTGGAATATCCGTATTAGCCACAGGTTCAAATTGGTCGATACTTTCATCTGTATATACATCTACATTGTATTCTAATGCTGAGATCTCTACTTGAATCTCAGCATCATCAGTTTCAATTTCTCGCACACGAGTTACACGAAATAGTTTTAAGTCCCAACCTAAACTACTATTGGTTACACTAATGACATCTCCAGCATCTACTTGCAATGCTGTATAGTTGGCATTGAAAATAGTCACAATGTCTTCTCGTGCTTGTTTTAATTCTAACAAACCAATTCTAGTTGCTTGCACACGATTGTTTACTAAATCTAATGATAGATTGAGCGTATTTTCTGGTTCATTTAGATTTAGTAATTCGGGATTTGAATCAACTAAACTTTCACGAACAGTATGATTCTGTGATTTAATAGCAGTTTCAGGATAGGTCACTGCCATTGCATTATAATTACTATTTAGACTGGTAGTGCCTACATTGATACCAGAAATAATATTTGAATCATCAAAATTAAATAATTCAGTATTAAGCGATACTGGTCGATTTGGAACAATGACCCATAGCCCTAACTTAGGGTTCCAGGTAGTCCATGAACCAGAAGCTAGATTGATCTTCCTAATAGTATCACGCACCGTGCCACCAGCAACTAAACCATTAACACCATATCTAACACCAGACTGATCAGCTCCGGCTGAATCTCGGTAAGTGGTCAGTTCCTCACTAATCACAAATAGACTATCTGAATTGGCTTCATTGATACTTGAATTAGTATCTACACGTGCAATAGGAATGCCAGCACCATACCGACTATTAGTCATGTAATCATACCATACGGCTCCTGGATTACTTAGACTATTAGTCAATTTGAATGTCATTTGCGGCATTGAAACATAACCCAATGCAGCATTATATTTCACACGCACAATAGCAAAATATAATCCACCAAATTGGTTTGTAGTAGTGAAGCCAGGCACAATGCTATCAGCAGTGCCACTAAGTGCACCAAAGATTGGAGTTGTTCGTTCTCTATAGACCCATACATCTATATAACCAGCAGGGTTAGTATCTAATGTTCCATCAGCAGATGTTGCATTGATTACATCACTTTGCCCTGGAGTAAATGCCAATAATTGGTCACCCATATATACAGCATCTACGGCCACAGTGCCAGTATCAGTGATCTCACTAAGTGCATATATGTAATACATGCTCTGACTATCATTGCTAATTCTAGCATCTACAATGATTCCAGGCACATAGGAAGTGCCATATAATACAGGCACTACATTATCAGTGCTTGGTGTCACTGTGATCTTTGTGCTAGTAGGTTCCGGAGGAGCAGTATCTAATTGACTCTGAATCACTGTTGATCCAGTTTGATTATTAACTACTGTAGCTGTGTTAGTAGCAATTACTGAAGTTGATAAATCAGTAATTGCCCCTTGTAATGTATCTGCCATATCTATAAATCCTTAAAGTGTTGCGGTGGCTGCCGGAGTCCAACCAAAATCAAATGTAGTTCTATTAAGAGCTACAATGCGATCCATTGAGGTATCGCCAGGGTAAAATCTTTTCTGATCAGATGGGCGTGTATGTCTACCAGCATTCTGTTGTTCTAATAGACTATGTGTGCTAGAACATACAATACCGACAGTCTGTGCATTATCGCCGGAACCCCAACTATCATTAATACTAAACGCAGTCACATATCCATCATATCGCAAATAGATTTGATTAGTTAGTGGCTGTCCAGTAGTTATGTCTAAGAAAACACGATACACTTGCACCGCACTGCCTTTGATAGGAGTAGCCAGGACCAAGCTGATGGCATCACTATCAATGCCACTTAAACTAATAGTCATATCTGCGTTTGATGCAGAAATATCATCAATGATATCACTTGTGCTTAACAAATTGCCTAAAGGTAAGTATGTCTCAGTTTTATAAGTGATGGGTGCATAAATGTTGCTGATACGATATATCTCAGAGCCAGTATCAATACGCACAATGGTAGCATGAGTAATTGAGTTATTATTAACTGCTGTAATTGAAGTGCTCATAAAATACTTTCTACTAGAACAAATTCACCAGACCAATTAATTAAGTCACCTGCTTCAATTGTAAAATCAGGTATCTGCGTAGCAATTACTCGCCAGGTGACTGCTGAACCTACTAATAAATTTCGACCAACAGGATCATAACCAGGTTCATTTACGCGGCCACGATGTAATTGTAATGTGATACTATTTCCACTCCCACGAACTACATTACCTGTAACTGTATAAGGATAGCGACTATCTGATGGTTGAATTAAATCACCAGCTGCGAATAATACAGTATTAGTATCTACAGTAGGTAGATTACTAATTGTAATCAGTTCAGATCCTACATCCCAATTAGAAACTTGTATCTGATTTAATTCAGTCTGAGTCAATGCTCCTAGATATCGCGTGATATAATTCATACCAGGACTATCAGCTAAACTTATCTGAGTCTCGACTAATCGATCTACATGTGAGATCTGTTCCAATACTCCACGATTGATGCTGTATCTCAGACCATTATGCATTGTGACAACAAAAGTCCAGATACGTGGACCACGTTGACTAGTTCTAATTTGTTGACTACGACTAAATGTCTGAGCAACTACAGGCTTGCGACCAATTGCAATACCTGTAGCATTGTTGATTATAGTTTGAATACTCATTGTTTATCTTCCCATAGGACTGCGTTGGCGGCCCTTTTCTGTCACTGCATATAAGAACTCGGGGTCTCGTGCCACCATCTGTCGGAAACTTTGACTATCTACTGCTGTAATATAGTAGTTAACTGTTCCGGACCCACCCATGTTGCCAATTTGGTCATTTGGAATTACTGTGCGGCCACCAATACCAGATACAATTTCTGGACCACGTTCACCAACTAATACTGGACCATTGGTGGCAACATAACCACCGTCTGCAAAGCCTAATAATTTTGCAACACCAGCAAAGACGTCACTAGTGCCGCCGGTCATGTAGCTTAGAATCCACTTGAATGCTTGTTGTGCAGCGAGGCGAGTTAATTCTTTAATCATACCATTAACTAAATCTTTCCACTGCACTTTGCCTGTCGTGACCATACTTACAAATGCATTTTCAAAACTACTTTGCATTACACCAAAAATACCTTTGGCTGCACTGGCTGCACTAGCAGTATTAGTTAAGAAATTATCATATGCTGATTTCCAGCCGCCAGCAAAACTCTGTTGATAATCAGCAGTTTCTTTGGCACTTTGTTCTCTAGCAGTTTTCTCTTTATCATATACTTCATTGATGCCAGTAATCTGCGTTTCTCTGAACTTCTGGTTGGCTAAGATCTTAGCCTCCATAGCTACTCGTTCAGACTCAGTAAGTTGTGTATTTTGTTCTAGCTGAATCTCTAGATGCTTAATCTCAGCATCCATCTGATCAGTAATGCTCTTAAGTTTGGCCTGTCGTTCATCTTCAATGCCTTTAAGAAGTCGAGCAATTTGTTGTTCACGTGGTGTTAGAGCTTGTGTTTGCAATTCAAATTCAGCATCTTTAATGCGTTTAGCACTATCAACACCAATATTGCCTAGCTGTAGTGTAAGTTCACTTTCACGAGTTAGAATGTCAATCGAAGCTTTAATACTCTGAATCTTCTGATCATATCCTAACTTAGAAGCACTAAATCCTGTGTTAGCTGAATCAAAGTTTTTCTTTTCTTGTGCTTCAATGTCACTTAGTTTGGCTACTTCGCGGTCTATATTACCAATGACTTCTTTATCTGCTGTAAGTCGTTGTGCTGCAAATTTAGAACGTTGATCCGCTACTTTCTTTTCAATTTCGGCATAACCTTCTATTTGTCGCTTCTGTTGATCAGTTACACCAATTAGTTTCTGATCTAATACTAAGCGTTCATTTAATGCACCTAGACTATCTCGTAACGCTTTTGTCTGCTCATAGATGGCAACACGTTCTTTAGCCCATGCGTCTGTTGCAGCAGCAACTACTTTAGTCTGCTCGCGTTTAGCAACAACAACAACCTCAGTCAATGATGCAACTTCCTGACTAGCCGATGCCATAGCTCGTTGACTAATTCGATATGCTTCACTTGCAGTTAAACTTTCCTCTACAGCTTTATTATATGCTTCAAGAGGATTTTCTAAATTCTTAAGAGCAGTCCAGGCAGCTGCAATTCCAGAAAATCTAGCTCTTAAACCATCAAGAGTAGCATAAAATGTATCAGAGATGAAACTTGATGCATCTCTGAAATAACCAGTCATACTTGAGATGGCACCATTAACTTTATCTACAATGATTGTAGCAAGTGGTGCTAACTTATCAGCTAACATTACAATGCCAGCCACTACTAATCCAATAGCCACTGGGATTGGTGCAAAAAATGCTGCCAATACTGCCAACACGCCACCTAGGACTTTGAATGTATTACCTAGATCTTCAGCACTAATCTCCATATTGTTGAAATGATCAATCATGGGTTCTAGGGCTTGTAATACACGATTGCCCATATCACTAATTAACTTGGCTGCTTTATCACTAAGTTCACCAGCTTTACGAATACTTTCACTAAATTGTTCAGCACTAATCTTACCAGTTTCAAACTCAGAAATCAATTTACTTAGATCAATGCCTGCTATATTTTTACCAAAGATCTGAGTCGCTGCGGCTGTCTGAGTCATACCCGGACCAAGAGCTGCTAATTTGCGAATTGTTTCTTCCATTAAATCGCCGGTGCGACCTTGAAATTTGTTTAAATCATCTAAGCTAAATCCTAGATCTAAGAATGCTCGCTGTGCTTGTTTACTACCAGTAAATGCATCTTCAAATGTCTGACTTAGTTTAGTAATCATCTTGGCAGCATTTTCTGCCTTACCACCAGAAGCATTTAGAGCGAGTTCTAAGCCTTTGATTTCAGCAATAGTTAATCCTGTTGCATCAGCTAGATCACTGGTAGCATCAGCAGCATTGATTAATCCACCTACGAATGCAGCAAATCCGCCGCCGGCAAGAGTAGCAAATAAATTGGTTAGCCCACCTCGTAAACTATCCATCCCAGATTTAAATTTATTGAAACCAGTTAAAGCAGCACTACTACTTCGATCAGCCTCTTTACCAAATTCACTGACCTGCCGTGTGGCCTGGTCCATTTGTGTTTTGAATTGATTTGCATCAACTCTTAATGTGACTGTTAAGTCCTTTGCCATAATATTATCCTCGGTTGTTTGTGTCAGATATTAGTTTATCAAACACTTGTTCCATATGTGCCAGGGTTGGTTCAGACATGCCACTTGGTGCTTGTCGACTAGAACCCTCATCTAAACGTGCAGCATAAGGATACATGGCTTGCACAGTGTCACCAGATTTAATAGTATTGCGTCTAGCATTACCTGTTTTAATAGGTGTGATACTACGAAAATATCTATAAGCCTCTGCTGTTAGTTGATCTTCTAATTGTCCAGCAGCATCTAACATACTCTGCACACTACTTAGATCTGTTCGCATTGTAATCATTTTGATTTCCTTACATTAGCCATTGCGGCTTGCATTCGTTCCTGACTCATCTGTGGTGTAGCTGTAGGTTTATGGCCTCGTGCACCATTTGTAAGTTTGTTAGCTTCTTGTCTGCAATATATTTCATATGCCATGGCTGTATTGGCTACTTGAAGATCAAATGTTGAAGCAGTTCTAAGAGCATGACTGGGTAGAACACCATATCGTTGTGCTACTCTATCTATAGTTAGCATAAGATTGCGTTCATCCCCGTCTTCCTCTACAGCCTCACTTACTTTCCCAATAGTTCTACCACACGATTCACAGCTTTCAATAGTAAATCACTTGGTAATGTGAGGTCATCATGCATAATAGGCTTGCCAGTCTCATCTAAGATAAGTTGTTTGATTTGTTGAATCATATCACCTAAATTATCAGCACGCACTTGTGCCAGTTGTGCAAATGTTTCCAATGGTTGGCGGTCATACACCCAGAACTCTAGAGCGTCTTCATATCGTTCACGAATGTCAGCATCATCTAGTGTGATACAAATCAATTGTGGTTTACTTGCGAATTGTGTTAATTTCTTGGCCATTAATATCTCCCAATCTGGACTTTAAGTTGTGAATGCCTGCTATTGCAAACATGCATCGACGATGTGCTTGATCAAGATCAGTTCTTGCATGTCTGATCTCTGCAAGGCTTTTAGCCAACTCTTCTTCTAAGCTGGCTAATACTTGTGCTGCATCGTGGTTGTCAAATATAAACATAACAAACTTATTTAGTCCAATAAGAATAGTCAAGACAAAACCCTGTGAGTTTAAGCACAGGGTTTTGTGATTAGCACTAGATATTAGGCTAGTGTATAATTTCCAGACACTTCAATTGTCAGAGGTGCAGTCCATAATGGCTGATCCGGAGTAACACTCATCGTCAGACCAGCTAGAAAGCCAGTTCCAGAAATAGTCTTACCGGATGCTCCGCCCATGTCCAATTCAAAATAGATCTGAACTTTATCATTACTAATTTTAAACAATCCTTTATCCACTACTGTGATAT